TTATACAATGATAAAAACAACCTCTCAATGGCTTTTCAGAAGCAATAACTTTCTATCTGTAATAAGATGGTTAGCTATTATTCTTGGACTACCGACGCATCTTCACTCAGATTGTAAAATCTTTGTGAATCATGTGTGTCACTTGCGTACGTTTTCTGGTCCGAAATATACTATTCAGGTTCTTAAAGAATCGCATAGGATTTTGGCCAAATACCTCGCAGGAGAACCTACTTTATCAGCTGAAATTGTTGGTGTAGGTATTAATAAACTAGGTATACCTCGAATATTACCTCTCTCTTTCCGTAAGGAAATAGAAACTGGTTCTATCGAGACTATTCGTTTCAGTCTTACTATATTGTCTTTTTATAGAGCAATGTATCAAGTTCCTGAAATGAAACTTAAAACGATAACTGATCCAGCTAAAGTTAGTCTGGATGGTATTGTTAAATCCTTTGCGAGCGACCTCCCTATTTTATGGGGATGGTTGAAGGCGGAAGGTTTTAAGGTGCCTAATTTACGAAAACCTAAATATCAATTTATTTACAGTGCAGGTCCTAACGGGCAAGCTACTATTGGTGCTGGTTTAGATGCTTTAGCAATTTTGCTAAAATTCCCTCGAATTTTAAAATTCGGGTGGGATATGGGAGCACGCTTCGCGCTACTCCACATCATCTTACTAGCTTTAATATACGGATTTATAATCCTTATCTCAGTACCTTTTAAACCACTACCGCATCTTCTCTTAGGGAAATTATCCTTAAAAGAGGAGGCTGCAGGTAAAGTGAGAGTTTTCGCCATTGCAGATTATTGGACACAGTCTTTTATGAGACCGTTGCACAATTGGGCATTTGATGTTTTACGTCAAATCCCGCAAGACGGAACTTTCAACCACCGGGCGAAAGCCAAGGAGGTTGGTAATCGGTTAGAAGAGACAGGTAACCCTGCTTACTCACTAGATCTTACTGCAGCTACTGATAGATTCCCGGTGCTTATCCAAGAGAAAATCTTAGGATATGTATTTGGAGATCCATTTGCTAGTCTGTGGAGATCTGTCTTAGTAGATCGTAGTTACTTCCTTAAAAAGGAAAACCAATCATTTAAGTACGCTGTAGGGCAACCTATGGGTTCTTTATCTTCTTGGTCTGTATTTGCGCTATCGCATCACTTAGTGGTGCAATGGGCCCATTATAGAACAGGAGGAGAAAGTTGGTTTCACGATTATGCCATCATTGGTGATGACGTAGTAATTATGAATACAAAAGTTGCCGAACAGTATTTGGTAATCTTGAATCATCTCGGAGTTGGAATATCAATGCATAAATCCTTAACCTCGAAAACCGGAGTATTTGAGTTTGCAAAACAAATTCATTATAAAGGTTTGAACCTGAGTGCAATTAATCCTAATGAAGCTATTAAAGCTTTTAAGGATGACGCGTTCATGGTGAACTGGGTCGAAGATTTACAGCAGAGAGAATTTCAGCCTGATTTTATTTCAGTTGCTAGATCAACTCTTCGGTATTCTAGACATGGTGCGGTATCTCCCTTCCGAAAGGTTGGGGGAATGCCGTACTGGTCGAGACGAATAGTGATAGCACTTACTTCTCCTTTTGGACCATTCCCTGTTTTAGCCGATAAATGGATAAACATTAATGCTTATTCACTTATTGACCTTGCGAATTCGCTCATTCCGAGAAATCGGTTTGGGTCTAAATTTGCAGGTGATTCTAGAGTAGCTAATGCTAATCTAAAATTAATAACACAGGAATGGGACCAATTCTGTCGCCACAACTTAAGTACCTTTATTAAAGGTCTTGAGTCGGCATCCCAGCTTACGCTAGGGTTCCTGGAACAGACTTGGTTCGAGAAGTTATTAGGATGGGTTTATATGTTCTTTATGACGCCGTTCCCATTAGTAATGGGTTCGTTGCGTTCTAAAGATCGTATGTTTTATCCGGAACTAGCGCGAGCTAGATTTGGCTATGGTAGCCCCGCTTGGCCTCAAAGTCTATTTGACCTCTCATTCCCTTTGACGGAAACGGCTAAGGCTTATAGAGATTTCAAACGGTCGATTGATTTATATCGATTCTCTAGACAGATAGCATTCTCGTTACCAACGGAGAATTCCTATTCGGTAAACCAAGGATTCGGTTATCAAAACCCAGTAATGGGTGGTGCATTAACTCCTTTTGGAGCTGATATACCAAAAAATGATGACATGTTATCCTTAGAGACTATTCATGAATTAATTTCACGTAATAGAGCTCAATGGTATGCTGAATGGAAGTATCCGTACGGTTGTACGATGCTTGCTTTCACGGTAGTTCCAAGTTTGGCTTTGATAGGAGTGTGCCTAACACTCTAGGTACGGCATTAGCTCAATGGAAACGAGCGGGGTCCGTATCTTTGTAACTAACTCGGGTGGCTTGTAGAGGAC